GCTGTGGTGTTACGGCCTTCTGGAATTTTTAAACTGTATGAACTGCTCAAACTGGGAGCACTCAATCCACGAGTTCGTTTCTTATCTTCAATTTCCACAGCCCACCGCTTCTGTAGCTCTTTCCACGATTCGTCCAATTCACGAGCTTTGCGGGCATGTTCTGCAGAAGCAAATTTCTTCTTGCCTTTTTTCTTGCCTGTGGTTGAAAGCCACGGACCTTCTAAGTGCATGCTCAAAATAGGACTCCTAAAAATTTACTATACGCATAGTATAACGTCTTTGTCAGTGTTTGTCAATGCCAAAATAGGGGTCGTTTTTCAACCAGTTATAATAGATTTCAAATCCTTGATCTACATCCACTTTTGGATTAAATCCAAAATCATTTCGAGCCTTGGTAACATCTAGTGCTCCGCGACTAGGAAAGTCTGCATCTTTATCTCGAACTTCGATACTGCCGCGCCCTGCTAATTTAACAGCAAGCTCAGCAGCACTTAATAAAGTCTTGCTATGACTCTTTGTGATATTATATGTGTTATTTGCTGCCTTGTCTGAAAGTGTGGCAGCAACAAATCCGTCAGCAGCGTCATCAACATAGGTAAAGTCTAAGGTTTCATTTCTGCCGTTTACCTTAAGTGTTTCACCACGCATGGCAGTAAGCAAAAATTTCGAAATAACACGATCCTCCACATCTAATGGACCATAGACGGCACTTGGTCTTAGGATAGTATGTTCGATACCATGTTTGCGTGTGTAATCTTTGACTAACCATTCACCGGCAAGTTTAAGAATACCGTATTGACCCTGAGGGCGGCACTCTGCATCTTCTGTGACATAATCTTCAAAGTCACCATAGACCATACTACTGCTAGCATAGGTAAATCTGCGAACACCGTGTTCTACTGCTTTTTCTAATAACATTAATAGTCCAGTGCTCATTACTGTGCTTCCCCACGTAGGATTGGCATTGACTACTTTTTGTCTAGGAAATGATGCAAGATGGATAATTGCTTCAATGTTGTGTTTAGGTAATAGCCAATCAAACATACTACCTTCAAGAATATCATTCACATGAATCTCAGAATGTTTAATAAACTTTCTTCGTTCTATCATTAAATGATCAAGCTCTTCTTGAGGAATGATTCCATAGTTAGTCATAACATCATAGACAACCACAGTGTGTCCTTGATCCTCTAACTTTCTAACAATATTATGCCCAATGAGGCCCATACCACCGGTTACTAGAATATTCATTTTGTTTGATTAGAAATAGTTTTATAACCCTTGCCGGTAGGGTGTATGCGATCCGGGCTTAGATCGTGGGTGCGAGTTTCGATAACACGATCATGATACTTGTTGGCCACAGCCCAAACTGCCTTGCGTTTTTCTTCTTTGATAGCCGGCAAGATCCAATAAACACGATCTGCTTGAACCAATTGACGCAGGGTGTCCAATTCTTCAAAGGTGTTTATTTTTGCTGTGTCGTTTGATCCTAGGCTGATAATGACGTGTTTGGCCTGTGTATCACCTTTGGTGTGCAAAAGATACCGATTCACATAGTCATAACTGTTGATACCACTCTTGGCACGAGTAACACATTCAGTACGAACCTGTCCCACGCCTACTGCAAGGCTGTCGCCTAGAATCAAACATTCTAACATAAGTTTTCCAAAAATGTTAATCATAAAATATATTATAACATACTTAATACATATGTCAAGAGAAAGCCCACCGAAGTGGGCCATTCTTTTGGTTTACAAGGTATAACTACCCCAGACTGTTATTTTTAACATCCATAGTCATTGATTTAACCAATCGGTACACCATTTCCTTGTGATACTCTGTAGCAAGATAGTCGCCCTGGCTTTCGCCCGACTCGTATCCGTACTTGTATGCAGGCGTATCGATGTACTGATTGCGTTCATCCATGCTGTTCAATATTTCTCGTATTTTAGATGATTCTGGTTTTTTCTCTTTTATTGCTTTTGTCATTTTATCTCCTCTGTTTTTTTGCTGAATGATATATGGATATCTAATGATTTGATATCCCTATCAAATCCTAAACTTTCTGCAAACACTTCAAAGAGATTTTGTTGCTCTCGAAGAGTATGCTGTTTCTCATTGAAGAATTTTTCATCTACTGCTGTTTGTTCACCACCCCAATATCGTTTTGTTTCTTCGAGTTTTTCCCATCGTTCTTTAAAATACTCATGGACATTTAACGTTTTATTCCCCTTGAGGGTATCTAAGGTTTGGTATTTGCTCATGTTATTCCCCGAAACGATCGATTCGATAGGTAGCTGCTAACGCCGCAGTAAGCTGTCGATGATTTTCTATTGCTGCTGCATATCCATCCGAGTAGCCCTCAACGTACCTTTCATCATTCAAAAGTTTCTCGTCTGGCTCTCCTAGTTCTTTTAACATAGCTCGGAGTGATTTCCCTTTGCCGGGACGGCCTGGTCCAAATTGTGACATATTATTCGTCCTCTCTGTTTTTAGAAGTGTTGAATTCAGCATTCATATAGCTAGGATGAACTGTTTGGCGAACAAGATCAACTGCTGTTCTGCCAAGACCTTTTACTCCTTGAGGAAACTTTTTAGTATACTCTTTGCTGGTCCAGAAGTTCCAAAGCAATAAGAAAGCAATACTACTTTCATCCTTTTGAGCTGCTCTTAACCCCGTAAAGCAGAAGTCATCTTGAGTAAATTTATAGTCTTTTCTATTAACGCCAGCCTTGCCTTTTGGACCACCGATAACATAATCATATTGTGCTTTATCAGCAGCAATAGTGGCTTTAAACCAATCGATGAAAGTGTTCCAAGGGTCTGGTTTTGAATGCAATACCTTAATATTAGGATTTAGAAAAAGCTCCACAGCACCCTCAGCTAATTGAACGCTGTCTTTTTCTTCAGCGGCAAATTCTGGAATAATATCAACAACTTCTTTAAACCATTTATAGATCGCCATCTTTTTAACAATAGCAAAATGATTTTGTTCATTCGTAGGATTTGCATCAACTGCCCGAATAAGTTCAGCCCATTGCGGATCTGCTTTGCAGGCAGCAACAAATTTACCTTTAGAAACGATTTTAAAGTTATCTGCCAACCCATTAGATCCACCAAACGGTGCTTGATGCCAACTTTGAAATGGTGCGAATTTACGACCTGTTGCCTGTAAAACTCGAACTACAGCAATATCTTCTTTGATTCCCTTAAAATATCTTGCGATAATAGTTTGCTCTTGACTGACAGGTTTGATTCCTGTAGCATTTAGGGTATCGAAAACATCCATTTCTTCGGAATCGTTGTTAACATATACAACTTCAACAGTATGATCAAACGCATCAATTTGTTCTTGAGACCAACCTTCGGCTAACTTTTTCTGTTCAAAATCCCATAGTTTATAACAACTACCGTGTTGAGTGTTACTATAACTTTCTTCGCCGGTTGATCTGTTATGAGTAATGGATATATTACTAGACACATGAATTTTTGCACCACCATTTTTATTATAACGAGTTTTTTGTCCAGCATGGTCAAGTTTTCGTTGATAAGATGAGACTTTTGTTTTTTTGAGATATCCGTGAGATCTTTTTTCTAGCGGATGAAAATAAGTTGGATCCCAATTTCCGTCTTGATTTATTTTTGAATAATGTGAATGTGCTTCTTTCATTAATTCCCCCATTTTAGGTTCATCGTGTGAAAGAATAGCTTGAGGATTCGCGTTTAGCGAAGATTGAACTACCAAAGATATGGTATTGAGTTTCATAATAATTACCTTTTTATAAATTGCCTACTGATTTGTTTCACCTGAAACTTGGATGTAGGGTTTTCTCCTTAATGTTGCTTTCGCTGACGAAGCAGTCGTTTCAACATATTACTATTATATCTTCGTTGTCTGAGATATGCAAGACTTTCTGGCTTTTTGTTTCGCCAAAATAAAAAACGGCACCACAGTGCCGTAATGCGAGCCAATCGCAGGAATAAACATTTTACCTCGCAAGGTTCAATCCCTAGGGATTCTTTGCTGTTTTGCATCACAGTCGTATACTCGCTATGCGAGCAACGTACTTAGTCTATTTAGGTTATGAAGTTACTGATTACGGATTCCAGCGATACCTTATCTTGTATCCGATTTTAATTCCAATATCTAGATGAATCTAATCGATCCCAGTAGGCTTTGTTATTGCGATTAACAAAGTTCTTGATTAGGTATTTGGCCATGCCCATATAGCCCATCTTCTTAAATCTGCGACTGTCTTGTCCAAAGTGATGACGTATAATTCTAAACTTCTTAGGGCTGTATTTGCGAGACAAGAAGAAATCTTCACTTGTTGAAAACTGTTCAGGGAAGCCACCATATTCTTCAAAACGATCTCTGCGGGTCAGCATGAACGCTCCTACGGCAAAAGGACTAAAGTATTTCAATGCATGATTGATTAGATTAAATGCAGTAAATCCAATCTTTGCTCGTAGGTCCTTGTCGTAGCACTTGATGTTTAGACCAATAAGATCTAGGTTCTTGCTTTCTATTAGATCAACAGCATCTCGTATCACAGTATCTTTAAAGAAACGAACGTCAGCATCGATGAATAATATGTAAGGTGTAGTTACCAAACGTGCTCCATTGTTCTTGGCAGTAGAAACAGGTCCGCCTTCGATGATCTCAACATTCAATTCGCCCTTCATTATTTCTATAACTTCTCGAGTGCGATCTGTAGAACAATCAGCAATAATAATTTTAGTATCGCCTATCGATTGCTGACGTAGGTGCATTAATAAATGTGCAATATAGTTTTCCTCATTTTTGCAAGGAACCACAATGGTAATTTTTTCACTAAGTTTCATTTCTTTACACACTTCCCTTCAATTTTAAATTGACTAAACTTCAACCAATAGGTCATAGATTGTAAACTTTGTTCACAGGCTGTTTGATTCTGGAACATCAATTCTATTCGTCCTGGTACGTCTTGCGGATTGTTTGTGTGTACCGCTATTAATATCATTATCCACATTGTCGCTCTCCTTGGTCCAAGTTACGACTTCCCAACGACCATCATGGTGCTCTACAAGTGCTGTGCATGATTCGACCCAGTCGCCGTCGTTCATATAGATAACGCCGTCGATTTCTTTAATTTCTGCATGGTGTATATGCCCACAGATAACACCATCGAACCCACGTTTTCTGCAATAGGCTACTAGATTCTTTTCAAACTGGAATATAAAGTCTACGGCCTTTTTAACACGGGCTTTGAGATACTTGCTTAAACTCCAATAGCCAAAACCCATGCGGTGACGTAGCCAATTGAACTTGCTGTTGGCAGACAGGATAAAGTCATAGGCCTTGTCGCCAAGAAATGCCAGCCAAGGTGCCAGACGGGTAATACCATCAAACAAGTCACCGTGTGTGACTAGATAGTGTTTGGTGTCTACACCTATATGCTCTATTTGATTTACGATTTCAATGTTGCCAAAGTTAATACCATAGGGCATTAAGGGTCTTAGGAATTCATCGTGATTGCCTGCTACGTAGATTACTCTAGTGCCACGTTTGGCATGTCCGAGTATACGTCTTACAACGTTGGTATGACTCTGCTTCCAACGCCATTTGTTTTGTTGTATGCGCCACACATCTAATATATCCCCAACGAGATAAAGTGTTTCGCAGGTGTTGTGTTTGAGGAAGTTGTTGAGCTTATCTGCTTGACAATCCCTAGTCCCTAAATGTACATCAGATATAAAAATAGAGCGATAAGTTTTGGCTGTCATAGCCATATTTATCGCTCTAAGGTGTGTGTAATGTTACAGTTGTGTTAAATCTGTACCAAGGTCTATTTATTAACTGTTTAACACTTTTGCCACAGAATTCATAACTGCGGCGATGCGTCCAATGTCACGGAGTTGTTCAACTGTATAGCCTTCTGTTTTCAATGTGTCGTAATGTGCTTTCACACAGAAATGACATTTGCCAACGATGCTAGCTGCCAAACTAAATGCTTCAAAGTTAGCTTTGGTAGTGCCACCATGACTTGCAATGGCGTTCATGCGTAACTGTGCCGGCAGGCCTTTTAGGGCAGGATCATCGCACATTTCAACATAAGGATACCACACGTTGTTTTGTGCCATGATACTTGCGGCAGTCATTGCTGACTCTGCATGAACAGGAGCGTCTGCCAAAATTACACTTAGTATTTTACCGTTGCCAGTTGCAGCCAATGCGGCTACAGCACAGCCCATGGCCACATCCGCATCTAAGGTGCTACGCAGTAACACAGCATCCAGATTTAATTTTGTATCTTTGGCGTATTCAGGCAAGGCACCTTTTACTGATTCAATAAAACTCATTTTAATATTTCCTTGATGCTAATACGATTTGACAAATATGTTCCAATCGCTCAATGTGTTCAAATGCTCTCCACGGACTTGTGTCAATTGCAACAACACCGTGGCCTTTGATACCTACAATGTCAAAGCCAATAGTACCATCTTTTTGAAGCCACAGATTTTCGTGACAACGATCAGCAAGTTCTTGACTGATAGGAGGCACATCTCCCACGTTCTTTGCTACCTTAGTATAACGGTTTAGTTCTGGGAACTCTTCACTAATAATGCTTAGATCAATCCCGGCATGCATGGCCGCAATACAATATGTAGGATGTAAATGAACAACTACTCTGACTTCATTGCTGTGTTGACCCATCTTCTTTTGTAAACCAAAGTGTAGAGGAATCTCGCCGCTGGGTTTTAGTTTTTCACTAATGTCAGTGTAAGGTAGTTCATGCCAGGTATAACGATCAACAGGTTGGTACATAATACCAATCTTCTTGAACTGATCAGGTTGCATAGTCTGCTTACGGACGCCGCTGGGTGTGATGTAGAAATGATCACGGTCGTGATGACGAATGCTGACATTGCCATCACGACTGGTAATCCAGTTGCGTCTATATGCTTCAACTAATGTATCGCAGATAGTTTCTAACATTACTTGTTTCCGATACCGAAGTATTTTTGCAACACTTCTAGCTTATCTTCATACTCTGCAATATGCGCGATTTCAGTTTCTACAGCACCCATCCAGTCAGTGTGATCGTGTATTGCCATAGGATTATTCAACATGACTTCTACATTCATCTTGTGTTTGATAATCTGTGCTGTAAAGTTTGCTTCTAATGCTTTAAGTAATTGTTCTTTCATTTATGCTCCTTGATAAAAGTTTAAGTTATCATCTTCAGCGAGCTCTGGAGTGTTCCAAACATTACGATTGTTCCATTCACGAATACGATCCAATCGTTCTTGTTCTGTCATTTCATAACATCTAGGATTACGATCAGGCTGTCGCAGTGTGTCAATGCCTCGTTGAAGTTTAAACATTACAGAGTCTCGCCGCCAACTGTGCGGTTACATGCACAGAGTTCACCAGTTTGTAACGCATCCAATACACGAAGTGTTTCTTCTGGGCTACGACCAACGTTCAAGTTGTTCACAGTAACGTGCTGGATCTCGTTGTTTGGGTCAACAATGAACGTGGCACGAAGTGCGGCGCCTGCTGGAGCATAGAATACTCCCAACTGTTCAATCAAACTCAACTCGCCACGCTGTGTGTCAGCGAACTGTGTGTGAGTGATCTTCTTCAAATCAGCGTGAGCATTTTGCCAGCTAACTTTACAGAACTCGTTGTCTGTTGAACCTGTGAGCAATACAGCATCGCGATCGGCGAAGTCACCTGCTAATTTGTCGTAGGCTACGATTTCTGTAGGGCATACAAATGTAAAGTCCTTTGGATAGTAAACGATTACTTTCCACTTGCCTGGGAAACTCTCATCTGTGATGTCAAAGAACGCATCTTCTGGTTGTCCTGGCTTAACGCCTGTGACTGTAAATGGGGCTAATTTATCGCCAACTGTTTTCATATCTTCTCCTTGTGTGTGTTGAAAACTAACTCTTCAGTGTTTATACTGATATACTATTATAATAGTATTTAACTTGGAAATCAACCTTTTTAATAGATTCGTCCAATAATTATTTCAATGACGATTATAGGAAAAATTAATATCAAAAAGAAACCCGCCGAAGCGGGTTCTGCTATTTTTGATTACAAGGTATAACTACCTCGGACCGCTGTTTTTTAGGCAGCTAGGGCAAATCTGCTTTCATTAGCAGCACCGCGAACGGTGTTACCAGTAAAGCTCATTGCGCTGAAGTCAAATGTATCTGCGTTTGCATTTACGAGTTTTGCTTGATTTACAGTCATCGCCTACTGTGTTGCCTTCTCCACTATCTCACCCTGTCGAAACCATGTCTGGCCCCTCAGAAGCATACTTGGAAGATTTATTTACCGCTGACTATCACTCTTCCCCAGCGTCACTTTAGTATGCTTTTGGTGGACCAGGTGGGAGTCGAACCCACGTCCAGAATGCCTTCACTTTGAAGGGGTTACAACAATTCCTTAAGCAGGCTGAATATTGCTGGCCTGCTGGCCTTTCTGCCCCTGAGTCACTTCAAACCTTACACTTTGTCCTTCTTGTAGGCTCTTGAAGCCACTCGAATTAATCTGTGAAAAGTGAGCAAATAAGTCTGCGCCACCATCGTCCGGAGTAATGAATCCAAAACCTTTGGCGTCGTTAAACCATTTTACTTTTCCTGTTACCATTTTACTTTTTTCCTTGTGTTAAAAATGTTTATCTGTGTGTGTGATTAAAATTGATTATTAAACCAACCAACTTTTTTACCTTCTATAATGCGTTTTTCATATGCTTCTACACTTCCGGGCCATCTCCAGGCCCAAATTGCCACCAAGCACATAAAGGCTGCTGTGTATAGTATACCACGAGTAGGCACATTTGTCAACCACATGATTATCAAACTGCTGCTCATCATGGCCAACATAAAGTATTTCATCTTAGTAGGGAATACCCTGCGCTCATTCCAATTGGTTAAGAATGGGCCGAATATTTTGTGATTGTATAACCAGGCATGCATGGTAGGCGACCCTTTGGCAAAACAGTATGCGGCAAACACCACAAATATACTGTAGGGTATGCCGGGAGTGATTAATCCAATATAGGCCATGCCTAGGCTAAGAAACCCTAGTATTTTCCAAAATAATTTTTTCATGTTATGCTGCCACCACTCTGTTAGATATTGCACCAACAATAATATCGGAGTGTAAATTTGGTGTAAATTTTCCGCCTGCTGCACCATTTAATGTTGCTAATTTATTTTGAGACGGTGTTTTCTTGCCGCCATTCGGCAGTCCTGGAATTGCATAACTTATGTGTATCCACACTGTCTTGTTTGGTAGATATTCCAACAGCAGTTGATCGTAGGGAATGTTTTTACTAATCCATACAGCAATATCAAAATAACTGTGTGCGCCTACTCCTCTAAACTGCAGGTCCATGGCCTGACCGGTGCCGTGTTGACTTTTAGGATCGTTGTGCCTAAAACTATTAGTTATAGTTGCGTTTGGATATTTGGCCTTGATAGGTTCCCAAACATTTAATGCCAGTGCCGCTAGATTATTGACCACTGCACTTGGGCCGCTGACTGAAGGTGCGCATTGTGCTAGTTGAGGAATGGTTCTAGGAAAGGTAACTGCCTTTATCATTGTACCTAGTGTGGTGCCGTTGGGTGTTAGAACAGTGGCAAAACTTATGTCGCCGGTAACTGCCGCAGCGTCCCGCCCTTGAACCGGCGCACCAGGACCTACACCATCTGTTTTAGGAGTCGGAGTTGTAGTAATAGTCTTGTGTTCTTCAGCAGTGATTCTGCCTTCTGCGAGAAATTGATCAGCTTGAGCTTTGCCCGCGGTATTATCGTCATCACCTTCTACGTTCTGCACAGCTGCTGTCACAGTGACCTTGGGCACAGTGGTAGCTGTGAATGTTCCCGGTGTTGTGGCTGCATCATACAGAGCAATTTCAACACCATTGGCAAAAACATTAAAGGGATTATATAGGGGTTCTTGACGACTTAGTGTTCCAGCTGCGTGATTATGCGGTATTAAGAAGTGTCCACCGGCACTAGTCGATCCCGCGCCGGGAGTGGTTGACTGTGGGGTTGGGGTAGTAGCCATAGTTTAAAATATTGTAGGCAAGGACTTTATTTTATCCTTGTATTCTGACAGCTTGCTTATCCCTATGGCGCCAGTATCTTCTACATATAACTTATATAAACTTGCATAACCCAACCATTCATACGGACTAACTATATGAATACCTGTGCCTGTGGCAAGGGTTGTCATAGTCGTGCTATTTGTTGAGATGGTAGTTGTATTCGTTGCTACTGTAGACAGATGAGTGTTTATGCTAGTCAACGAGTTTTTAATGTCAGTTGAATTAGTAGCAAGGGTTTCTAATGCTGTTGCTATTCTTCCGTAATATGCACTATAGTCAATTGGATCGCCGGCGGCCATACTAATTCCTTAAACTGATATTTATGCTAGTGCAATCCCTGTGGTTGACTGTATAAATTGATCAGCAAATGCTTTGTCTGTGGCTTCTGCTACTGTTACTGTTGTTTTTAACAATTTGATCTCTTTGTCGGGGTCCACAGTAAACAAATAGGGCATCAATCCTGGGCCTTTTGGTCCCATACCGATAACCTGTGGATTTTTTAGTTTGTAGTAGGTTGCTCCATCTTCTACCAATTTAGCTACCAGCTCTTCTCCGCTGGTTAGCTTAAATGTAATAACTTCTCCTGCTGCAACACCTTTGTCAATTAACATTCTATTTTTCCTATTTTAGTATCCGGTACCGTTGAATCCGGTGTCGTCAATGTATTTTTTTAATTCTGTAAATCCACCAATTGCATTACCATTGATAATAATCTGTGGCACTGTTCTAGCATTAGGGACTGCTTCTAGCAATTCTTCTTTGGTATATCCGTCACCGATTTTATGTTCTTTAAACGGAATTTTACGATCTGTTAACAGGGCCTTGGCCTGATCACAATAGGGGCAATTATACTTGCTCCATATAATAACTGGGTTCATTTTGTTTCCTTTATTAACCTGTGTATACAATACCGCCGTTCTTGTCTGTGACTCTGACCAGTAGCATGCCTTTGTTTTTGTAACTCAGTGCTGCGGCTATGGCAGATTGCTCGTTGCCATAGTGTCCTATGGTGGTCCAAGATTCGTAGGGATTGCTTCTTTTGAACTGTGCTTTATACATGATTCATTATATAGCCGGAAGAGCATCGTAGTCAAGATTTTCGCTCATCACACCTATGACATAATTGGTGCTTTCGCTTTCTTGCAGAGCTGTTTGCTTTTTGCTGGTATCAACGTGTTTGTTGAACCAAGGAATTGGAGTTGATCTTGGAGCAGCTTGTTGATATTTAATTCCGATTTCTTTAAGTGCGCTGACTGCTGTGTAGTCCACAAAGTCTTTGAGAATGTTGGCATTGAGTCCAATCACGGGACCTTTGTTAAACAAATAGTCAGCCCATTCTTTTTCTTCACGGATAACATCTAGATATAGTGCATATACTTCTGCTTCACATTCTTGTTTGGCTTCTGCAAAGCGGCTGTCTTCTTTGACCACTTGGTTGATCAAATATGCAGTCCAACCTTTGTGTAGCAGTTCGTCTTGTAGGATCAATTGAATGATGTTTCCATTGCCCATAAAGATCTTGTTCTCTACCATAGCTAGGCTTGTGGCGAACGATACCATAAAGCGGAATGCTTCTAGTGCATATGAAGCATGCAGGGCCATCCAGATTGCTCGGATATATTCTTTCTCTGGAATGGTTTCACCCATCTGTTTACGGCAGTTGATAATGTGCAGTGCTTCGTAGTAGTTGCCAACACTGGATGCCATGTCCACAATCTCTTTGGTGTCGTGAATGGTATTGAACACATCTTTGGGCACGTTGTAGATGTTGCGGATGATATGACTATATGACTTGCTATGAATATTGGTTTCAAAGAATGTCCAGTTATAGACCAATGCTTCTAGTTCAGGCAAGCTGATAACAGGCATAAAGATCTGGCTTGGACCGCGGCCTTGTAAACTATCTAGTGCTGTTTGACGTAGCAGGTTACTAGTGAAGATATGTTTGACAGCATCGCTGGCTTCTTTAAAATCGTTCGAGTCTTTGGTAAGACTGATCTCTTCAGGTTGCCAAAAGAAACCACGTGCAGTTGCTTCGAAGTCAGCAATCTTTTTGTATTTTACTTCTTCAAAACGTTGGATGGTCACCGGACCTGCTGG